GCTCACTACCGAAAACGGCAATGAGCGCACGAGGGAATTTATTGAACTTTTTGGACTGCTGACCGCGGAACAGCAAGCCCTTATTATTTCTCAGATAAAAGGGATTTTAGCAAATCAATAATTTCGTGAAGAAAAATACCATCAGCGTGCCCCTGGATGCTTCTGTAGTCGACAATATAGAAAAAGGCGAAACACTAAATAAGTGTTCGCCTGGCTCTCTTCTGGTGGAGCAAAACAGACCTTATACGAACACCGCACCCACCATTTACATGCATGAAAACATCTTTATCTTAGTGTGCCCAATATCGATTATATAACATAACGGATTGAAAATAAAGACTATCGAAGCATCACGTTTCGATAGTCTTTATTTTTTGCCCTTTCGCCATAACCAAATCCGTTATTTTCTAACAAAACACAGCGGAATTCTACAATACTTGTTAGAATTTAACGAAAGGAGCGTGGCTATGATTAGGATTTTACTGTCCACCCGGCTTGGCGAGCGGAGGTGGACACAAGCAGATCTCGCTCGCAAGACTGGTATTAGGCCGTCGACAATTAACGACCTATACCATGATTTAGCAGAGCGAATTAACTTGGAGCATCTCGACCTCATATGTGAGGCCTTGGACTGCGATATATCTGATATCTTAGTCCGTGTTCCTAACAAAGAGCCGCGGACTAAATCACGCAGGGGTACTGCTTTACATAAAGATGAGGAATGAGTTTGCTCCCGAACCCGGGCTTAATTGCCCGGGTTTTTCTTTATCTCAACAACATCTTCGATCCGGCAGTCTAATGCCTGGCATATACGGTCTATTACTTCAAGAGCCACATAATTGTCATTATTCAGCTTTGCAAGCGTTGAGCTGCTCATACCAACCAGTTTTACCAGCTCCATCTTTTTTATACCTTTTTCAATAAGTGTATGCCATAGCGGTTTGTATGAAACCATCCACATCCCTCCTTTGTAAATACGATAACATAAAATTATCGCTTTGTCAAAACTAATTTGCGAATAAGCAAAAATTATTGTTGACATGTGAAAAGTAATATGGTATTTTATATACAGGAACACGATAATTTTAATTGATAAATCGAAATTTATTAAGGAGGTTGCGAAAATGAAGGCTAACGGCAGGAAAGAAGCTTGGAAAATCGTAAATGAGGTTTTCTCGACTGATTACATGAAAGACGAGCAGAGTAGCAACAATGCTGGATATCCTATCTACCGCTCTACAGCAGAAGACCACTACCACGATTACATATGCGACCTTGGTAATCTTCTTGAAGTCAATCTTGGCAGCACCGGCAAGACGATCAACATCTGGATCGAAGAGCCCGAGGAAGTCCAGGAGCTAATGGCAACAGTCGAAGCTCTCCAGAAAAAGGTCCAGGAGCTCGAAGAAGCTCTCGAAAAAGAGCAGGAATGGAAAATCCATGAGTATGACGGTAATGTTAAGCAGTCTGAGTATGAGAACCTTGCAAAATCAATACCGCACGCCGCTCACTACATGACAGATGATGAAGCAAAAGATTGGATCTGCAGCGAATTTGATTTCGACCGAGATAAGATCACCATTATCCATGAGATTCCCGAAGTGGAGATCAATCGCCATCGTATGTGTCGTACAACGGGCAGAACGATTGACCGCCGCCCCATCTACTGCGCCACAGATTATTACTACATCAGATTCGACACAACTCGCTGGAGTTATGAAGCATGGAACGGCGAGCTTCGTCTGTTCTACCACTAAAACACATTTCCCCGCCCCGGAGGTTACGAGGGCAGAAAGGAGGACTCCATGAGGCTCAATTACTATGAATTCCCCTAAACCATTGACGCTCATACGAGGTTCATCAATGGAGCAATTAGTTCAATTTGCCGGAAGCTTAAGCACCTGGCCGGGATGAATGATGTCGCTCGCGAGATTATTGAGAGCCTTTATCTCCGGATACCGGTTACCGTTGCCGAGCTCCTTTGCAGCAATGGCCCATAGAGAATCTCCGCTTTTCACGGTATAGGTTCTCTGAGAACTGACCTGAATATCAGCTTCATCGACCCAGCCATAAACGGTTGAGCCTTTCCCAGAAATGTTTATCAGATGATATGGATGCTTATCTCCACGAGCAATAGCTGTTACTTTTGCGGGTCCGGGTTTGCACGGTTTGGCATCCGTGCTATTGCTGCTGACATAATGCTTTGTGCCAGTCATGATAACTTCGGTACCGACAGCAATTTCAGATTTATCTGCAGGTTGTTTCTGGCCGGAAGCTCCACTGTCAGCAGGCTCATATGTGACATACGGTATCTTGCCATGTTTGGACCATGTCCTGGTATTATAGCCGGCCTTATTCCCGATATTGCCTACGGCTGTTATCTGGACATTGTTGCTCCATTTAGGAGTACACTCAACGGCCAGGCCATCACCGATATAAATACCGATGTGTCCAGGTACCCAGAGAGCCTCTCCGATTTCTATTTTTGAGAAGTCGGTTGAGATTCCTGAGCACTTATTGAAAAACGTATCAGCGTTGAGATCCGGCACTCCGTTGGAAGCGTATACAGCACCTCCATAAGATTTGCTGCTGTCTCCGTTCCAACCCCACAAAATACCTTTGATGAGGTTCACACAGTCAAATCCGAAATACCCTTTGCCTATCAGCGAGCGGAATAACGCCTGCTTTTCCGCAGTATACCAGCTCGGATACTGCTTAGTCTTTGCAGAGATAACAGACTCCGTTACCGGCGCTCCAAAAACGCCCCACATGTAAACGGTCTTATACTTCTTGGCAATTTCCACTGCCTTTGCAACTAATTCTTTTGCCTTCATCGGCCTTGTCCTCCTTTCTAAATATCTTCATCAGTGGCCGAGGCCTCAGTGTCATTTGTGCTCTGCGCAAGATAATGAGGTATCTTTAGCTCATTTTCCTTCTGTGCTTTGCGATAGTAAAAACCCGTGGCCGTCGCCAGCTCTGCAAAGACAGAGGGGATCAGGTAGGCCAGAGGGGAGAGATCTCCGGTCCTCCAAATCATGACACATGAAAAAACGGCCACTGAAATAGTGCCAATTGAAACACAGATGAAAATTATCTTTGAGAATTCCAGTTTCTTTTTCCTGGATTTTTTATGCTTCCTGCCCATACTGTCCACCTCCTTGTGCTACAGATGAGCTTCTTTGCCTTCAAGTCTGTCAATACGGTGATGTGCCTGCCTGGCCGATTGTTCCACGGCTGTGACACGGGAGATGATTTCCAGGTGTCTTTCATCCTGTTTTTCCTGTTTGCGCTTGATGTCATCCACGCCAGCTTTTATGTAGCCGATTTCCGTCAGGATTGTCCCGCTTTCTCTACCTTCATTCTCACTATCAACCCGATGGTTTCTTTTGTAAGTGGCATATCCGAACGCCATGGCACATACCGTTCCGAGAATACCAAGTACTGTTGACAAAATTGCTATTTCGCTCATATATCGTCCTCCGTCCGCACATCAAAAAAGCGACCCTGCTTCCAGGATCGCTTTAATGACTTTAGTTTTTTATTCAGATTTCCTTACGAGAACATACCACTCCAGGATCTTTTTTCTCAGCGAATCACAATTGCAATGTTTCATCATGCCGAGGTAGCTGAAAAGGACGCTTCTGGCATATTCCAATGTCAGCTCACCTTTGGAGTAATGCTCCATAACATACTTAAGATGCCGCTTCATCTGGAGGGTAGTACTTCTGCGAATCTCTATTTTGTGGGGCCAAATACGCTTACCGACAAACTCGACACCTGCATCATATGGTATGATGGCTGTTTTATTATTAAGCTGCAGCCCCATGTTCTCCTGCAGGTAATTGTCGAGCAGCTCGATAGCTTCCCTTACTTCTTGCTTGCTCGGCGCCATCAGTATCATGTCATCCATGTACCTGATGTAGTAGGGAATTCTGACCTCACGCTTCATGTAATGATCCACCGGTGTCATAACAACATTGGCTGTCATTTGGGATATGAGAGAGCCTACTTGCATTCCAATCCCCATGATCCGTTCAGCTTCAAAGACATCCGCACAGTCTATAGGCAATCCCATTGGTCGGCCGTCAGCTCTGATAGCAGTTTCCAGGAACCACATCATGTCAGGATCATCAAGAGGTTTGCCGAGCTCCCGGAGCTGAACCTCAATAGGAATCCGGAAAAAGAACTTTGCAACGTCTGCCTTGCCAATCCACCATTTCTGAGGTTTGTTCTGCACCAGGCGCATCCAATACTGTAACTGAGCAGCAGCCTTTATCGGACCGCGGCCCTGGATGCTGCCATAGCTGTGCTCATAAAACGAACGTCTGTAGATTGGCCACAGTACATTATAAGCTGCACAATTGATAACACGGTCTGCGAATGGAAGTGCGACAATTATCCGCTTCTTTGGGAAGTATTCATGAAACTCTCTCATACGTCCCACGGTATACTGTTTCCACCGGAGACGGTTAACAGCATCAATAAGGTTTTCTTCAAGGTTGGCGCTATAGGCCAGCACTTCATCCTTGTACCGCTTATTCTTGCGGGCAAGGAGATATCCGTCATACATATTATCGAAGGTTGCAAACCTATCAAAAACATGTTTGTGCTTTTCCATAGCGCCACTCCTTAAAGGCTGCGCTTTACAGCTTTCTTGGCCCATGCCAATACCGGCGGCATACGCAGCTAAATGTTTTTAGCCTTGAGCTGATGCGTCAAGGCAGGGAAACAGATCCCTTTATCACCTCTGTACTGAATGCAAACCCGTGAGTCTGCAATATCTGACGTGGAGGCAAAGCGGAGCGGAAGCCGATGTTCACGTTCGCGTTGGCGCGAGAGTTGTTGCCGCTGAACGAGGCCAGCCCGTTGGCCGAGTTGTTCCAGTTGCCGCCGGAGTAGAAAGACCGCAGCGATCTGTTCCCCATGTTAAGTGGATTTTTGTTGATTGACGGATTTCAACCATCCACCCAGCATCTTGCCGATCTCAACCACCTTTTCGGACCAGATTTCATACTTTTTCATAGGCAGAAATCCAAGGTTCTTTGATAGCCTCAGGTATGCCTTTAGCTTTGTGATTTCTACATCCAGTTCCTGCAAAGTGGTCTTTTTGTAATACTTTTTTTGGGCTTCAATCGCTCGTTCCAGCATTCTGTCCATGCTACGCTTAATGTCTGCAACGAGAGCGAATTTTTCAGACTTCGGGTATTGAGCGAGCGCACCATAGCCGTATTCCATCATGTCAAAAATTTTTTGGAGTATTTTTAACTCCTCGGCCATGTTTCACTCACCCTCCGTCCTGTTTCCCTTGAACTTATATTACATGAAGCGGTCAGAGTATGCGCTATTTTGTGAGAGAATAACGTATTTCGTTATTCCAAAAAAATTTTACGTTTAGCTCCGCTATCGCGGAGCTAATAGAACACAGTTATGCAGATGGCAGTACAACATAAGCGGAGCGGAAGCCGATGCTCACGCCCGCGCTGGCGCGAGAGTGGCTGCCGCTGAACGAGGCCAGCCCGTTGGCCGAGTCGTACCAGTTGCCGCCGGAGCAGAAAGACCGCTCAGCTTCGTTGTTGAAATAGCAGCAATGATCCTTGCAAAGTCCGGTAGGACTATAAGGCAACATGCCGAGAGATTGTAACAGTAACTTGGTAGCGTCACCTATTGTTTCATCGCATGTGATATTTCCAAAGGGGCAACTGTGTTCTCCGCGTGCAGGATCTGTGATAGTAGTGGAGTAAGTCAGTTTACTTGATACGAAGTCCATTTTCACGCTGCCTTCCGTAGTCCCGGTTCCATTTGGCGTGATAAGAGACCCATCGTCAGCCTTAATAGCTTTCCATTCAAGACCACCTGCCGCTTGAGAATGAGAGCTGTCAGCCCCGTTGTTGTTGGCAAGAATCTGCAGTTCCCCATAAACAGAACGGATACCACCCATCCATTCCCATACGTTGCCGCAAAGATCAGCAATTCCTGCAGGTGAGTTATCGTGATACCATGACAAAGGACCGGTACCTGTAGCAACACGGCCTATCTGCCCGCTACTGTAATAAGTGGGAATGGCTTTGTAGTTACCTTCACTTGAATGTTTCCCATAGTTATTGTTTCCCTTTGGAATAAATCCATTTTTCTCACACCACAGGATAAGCAATCCCCATTCCATGCGCGTCATAAGATGCCAACCCGGACCTTTTGCAGCGCAATAGTTAATAGCTGTATCCAGATTAAGAGAAGCGGCTGGATCCTGATTTGGCAAAGAATATGCCCGACCGTTTTTAACAATGTTTTGGTATTTGGATATCCAGATAGCATCTACTTCCTGACCGTTTACGATGAAAGCAGGGTGAACAGCTTCTGATTCTCCTAATCCAAGTTGTTTATATGTCTGTTTCGGAATTTTAACCATGATACTAGGCATGCCCTTGTCATCATAGAGTATCTCATTACCGGGGCATACAGCTGCAAGAGCGAGATTTGAAAGATCAAAGTTTGGCATAGTCGATTCCTCCTTTACTCAATCGCCCAAAGGGTCAGTGTTACGGTATCCATATCAAGCGGCAAAGGAATGCGCTGCATTTCTCCGTCAACCTCTTCCTCGGTATACCGTCTGGCCGGAATATCAAACTGTG